ACTGGTCGCCGCCTTCTTCGCCAGCGTGCCGCTGGTGGTGAGGTCGTCCCAGTAATCCGTGAACGCCAGGGCCTTGTTGCTCGTCCCCGCCACGGCGGTCGCTTGTTCGACGGTGACAGCGGCCGTCCCGGCTGCCCACGCGCCCGTGATGATGACGATGGTCAGCTGGTCATAGTTTTTCAACGAGACCCACTTTTTGGTGGCCGCCGCTCCGCTATAACTCTTCGGCTCGCAGGCCCAGATCAATTTCTGCCGTTCGACGATATGGTTGTACATGAGTCAGTTCCCCCTTTCGGCCATTCCGGCCAGGCGTTAGCGTGTCTCGGTGCAGACGTATGGGCTCAAGGTGTTGCTGCCCTTGAACGGAGTGAGCGGCGCATGCCAGATCGGCTGCCCATCGTTCCGCATGGTGAAGCGGAATGTCTGCTCATCGTTCAGGAATCGCACGTGCATGCTGCTCGCCGCTTGCACGCCGCCCTTGTCAATCACGATGTACTGGCTCGGATCCATCAACACCACATCGCCCTTGGTGCCGAGGGTCTGGCAGTATTCCACCGGAATGACCGGCCGGCCGAACAAGGTGGCGTAAGGTTGCCCGGCGATGCTGCCCGCCGCGAGATAGACCGGCATGCCGCCGACGTTTTCCGTCCCGGCAACGTTCTTGATCTTCACGTTCATCTGATAGAGCTGCGGCTCGACGTCCTGGTTGATGTACCAGACGGCATTCGCCCGGGAGCGTGCCCACATGCGCGACCACATTTTCATGGCGTTTTCCGCGACGAAGGTGGTCGAAGCCTGGCTGCCTTCCTTGGTGATGGTCACGAGCGCGTTGCTGGCCATCACGCCGAGCATTTGCCCGACGCCGGTGCCGCTCATGATTTCGTTCTCGATCGTGAAATTGAATTCTTCGCTAAAGGCCTGCGTCATGACGGCTTCGAGCGCGGTGCTGTCTTGCAACAGCTCATCCGTCGCGTAGCAGAGCCCGGTCAGCTTCTTGAGGGCCAACTCCATGGCGCGGAATTTCGGCTTCTTCGAGGTAAAGGCATCGGCCTCGTTGGTCCGATAGACCTGCACGCCGCCCCAGCGTGAGCCGGTGGCGCGGCTGGTTTCGTCGACACCGAGCATCTTCAATCCGTTGCTGTTCGCCCCGATGGGGATCCGGCGCACCCGGCTCAGAATCGCGCCCATTTCATAGGAGCGATTGAAGATCTCGGCCGCGAAGTCCTGCTGGACCAAAAACCCGCCGTCGGACGGCACCAGCTCGGACATACCTGAGGCGGCACGCGCTTCAGATCCGGTCACGGCGAGGCGTGAATCCACTCCGCGTCCCATCCCGGCCCGGACGATGGCTTCGAGCTGCTCGCCAAAGCTACGGAACTCTTTCACCGGATTGATGGCGCGGCCTTCCTGGTAGGAGCCGTCGGCCTTGCGCACGACACAGCGCACGTCGTCCTGCGTGACCGACCGGGCCGCCGGCCGTTCGTCGTCCTCTGGGGACGGACGGCTCACGATCCGCTGCGGACGCGCCAGCGCCGCTTCGCGCTGCTCCATGCGTTCCTTCACTTCGAGCATCGATTGCCGCGCATCCATGCGCTGCTCGATCTTGTTGATCTCCCCCAGCTCATCGGCTGAGAGATTCCGGTTTTCGAGATCGGCCCGGTCCACGATATTGCGAACCTTGCCGTGATCCTCGTTCTGCTCCCGTTTTAAGGCGGCCAATTCAAGACTCATGTGCGTGCTCCCTCCGTTTAGACTGTGGCGTACTTCATAAATCGCTGGCGAATGTCTCTGAATGCGCGTTGCCGCTCGTCGGAGTGGGATTGGCCCGGCTCCGTCTGTGCGTCTGACGACTCGTCACCGGAGTGGGATTGGCCCGGCTCCAGCACGCTGGTCCGCACATTGTCCAGCGCCAAGGCAATCGCCTCGCGCTCTTCCGTCCCAATGCTCCCCTGCTGCATCTTCCACAACACGGCATCCATGAGGGCCCGGACATGCACCTCGGTCTGGGGATAGGCGGGAAACGTCACGGGGCTCACATCAAACAACTGCACCGACAGCAGTTCGCGCACCGGCAAACCGTCCTGCCCCGCCGGCAGCCAGTTGTCCTTGACGACGCGAAACCCGAAGGACATCTGCGTCACATCGCCGCGCTTGATGCTCTCCATGAGATCCCGCGCCCATTGCGTGTCGGGCGGGAAAATCCGCGTTGAGAGTCCCTTGTCATCTTCCTGCACCTGGAGCGTCCGTGCGGATTTCCGGCCCAGGACATAGTTCGGATCGTGATTCCAGAGGGCGCGAATGTCGGCCTCCTTGATCGTCTTGCGGAAGGCTCCCTTACGGATGACCTCACGAAAGCCCATCAAGGGCTGACTCAGCGAGTCGAACACGGCGGCATAGCCCCGAATGGCCTGCTGCTGGCCCTCGCCATCAAGCCGCAACTCGGCCATGTCCAGCATCCGGCGCTCGATTTTCGTTCCGAGGTTCATGTGGGGATCTCCTGCAGGGTTGACGAAGAATCTGCGACCTGAGACGGCTGCTCCTGTCCGACCACGCCGATATTCATCGGCTGCCAGTAGTCCTGGCCTTGGCCGCCCGGCAACGGATTCATGTCTTCCAGTTCGCGAATGTCATCGGCATTGAGCCAGCCGTTCTGTTTCGCGACCTGGTAGGCCTCGTAGCGCGTCTTAATATCGCCGCGCAGCAGCCCATCGACGTTGAACTTGATAAAATGCGTGACGCGATCCTGCGCCGACAGGAGTTCGATCTTGAGACGCTGCTCGAACCGGACCAGCCAAGGCCGCAAGCTGTAGACGACGAATTCAATCCCCTGCTGCTCGATATTGCTGAACGTCGCCCGCTCCAGATCCCGCAAGAAATGCGGCGGCAGATTGAACAGCCGGGCGATCTCCGTGACGCTGAACTTGCGCGACTCCAAAAACTGCGCATCGTCGGGATTGATCCCGATCTGCTGCCACTTCATGCCCTCTTCGAGAATCATCATGCGGTGCGCGTTCGTGAGCCCTTGATGCTCCTGCTCGATTGAGGTACGCAGCCGCTTATAGGCGGGATCCGAGAGCTTGCCGGGATGCTCGAGCACGCCGCCAGGACGGGTATCGTTGCGAAAGAGCCGGGCCCCGTAGTCCTGCGCCGCAATGGCGAGGCCGACGGCGTTCCGCGCCAGGGCAATCGGCGAGAATCCGGTGATGCCGTTCGACCCCATCCCGCGCAGATGGAGAATCCGATCTGGTCCCAGTCGGACTTCGCCCCCGCCCGGAATGCTGATGCGATAGGAGAGCGGCGCGTTCGTATTCTGCCGCTCGACGCGCACCCGATCCGGATGGATCGGCCAGAGCGCGATGAGACGGCCCGCTTGGTCGTATTGCTTTTCTGAAAAATGATTCCCGCGCAACAGCAGATGGCACATGGCCGTCTCGCGCCATTCCATTGCGGTCTGCTCGGGGTTTGGTTGTTCGTGAATGAGCGAATAGAGCGGATGCGTCAGGGCTTTTTCCTTGCCCTGCTCCGTCTCGCGCATGACATGGCCGGGCAAACTCCCGACGGTTTCGCTTAAAATGCGGACAGCCGCATAGACGGCCACGCAGGAGAGTGCGGTTTGATCATTGACGTCCACGCCGCTCGCCGTGGGATAGCCGCCGACAGCCCGATCCATGACCTGATCCAGATCTTGAACGGTCATCCGTTTCTGCGGAGCCAAAAAGCGCTGGAGGAATCCCATCAGCGTCGTCCTCGCATCGCCACAATGCCCAAACTGAGCAGCCCCAGACCAAACACGATGAGCGCGTCAGCAATGTCGTATTTCAGCGCCACCCCCAGCACTACGCAGCCAAACCCGACGGCTATGACACCATCTAGGGCATCCAGACTGCGCCACATCGTCGGAAGAGCCATTGCGCGTCGCTCCAGAAAGACTGTTCAAGGGTGACGCAAGAGGAAGTAGCAGGATCGAGAATGGAGGAATAGGTATGTTTGTCGTGAGGTGTCGCGGGATGTCGTCTTTGTCGCACTAAATTACAGGTAGCGTTTCAATTCTTCTGTTTTCACCCGACGCTGACCACCGGGCGTAAAGGATGGTGTGAATTTTCCAGCATCGAGATAGCGCTGCACCGTGCGCGGCGTGACTTCTAACAGGTGCGCCGCTTCTTCAATGCGCAGTTTGTTCTTCCGTAGCAGTTCGTTCGCATTAGGCATCGGTTCGCTCTCCCGTGTCCGGCGTGTCGTCATTCGATGGCCCCCCTAGTGTGCGCAGCCCTCGGGATTCATACACCGAGGCAGTCGTGGTGTGTCGCATGGCCCGATCGAGCGCGAGCAGAATGCCGATGATGCCATCGATCTTCCCCTGGCTACTCGCTTTGTCGGGCTTCAAATTGCCAGCCGGATCTTCGCGCACGGCGACGTTGTTAGCCATCCACTTCAGCACCGGATGGCCGCCGTGATGCAGATGTTTTTCGAGTAAACGGCGCTCGAACTCTTTGCAGGGCCCCGCCATGCTCATGTAGCCCATCCCGCAGGCCGCCACCGTCAGGCCCTCATCGGCCAACTGCATCGACAGCTGATAGCCCTGAAAGAGCCGGTCAACGGCGACTTCTTCCAGCTGAAACGTCTGCGCATCGGCCAGGATCTGCGCCTTGATCGTGTCGTAGTCGATCGCATTCCCCGGCGTGGTCAGTAACCAGCCATCGCGAGCCCAGGCCTGATACTGATCCCGGTATCGGTTGCGGCCCTCGTCATCCTCATGCAGCCGCGCCTCCGGGCACCAGAGCCGAGGCAAGATGGTCAATCGGTCCTGCACCACCGGATCCGGGAACACCAGCACCCATGCCGTGAGGTCTGACACGCTCGACAGGTCGAGCCCGCCATAGCACTGACGGCCACGCAGGGCCGCTTCATCGATCGGCGGGCCCGCGTTGGCGTCCCAGAGCAGCATGTCGATCCACCGACTCACTTGCTGCGTCCAGCGGTTCAAATCGAGCCGAAGAAAGCTATTGAGCTTCGCGGGCATGTTCTTGGACTTCCGCGCCTGATCGCGCATATAGTCCAGCTTCTTGCTCACCCCCAGGTTCGGGTTCGCCTTGTACCAGTTCCGCTCTTCTTGCCAGTCATCCTTCTCATCCATCGCCGCGACGAAACAGAAATAGGTATCGTCAGCAATGATCTTCGTGAGCACCTGCTCGCTATAGACATGCTGCTCCCAGCAGACGCTGGCTTCCGACTGATCGGTCCCGGCCGTGGTGATGGCGAACAGCAACGGCTGGCGCCGGGCACTGGTGCCGGTCTCCATCAGATCAAACACGCCCCGCGTCTTGTGCGCATGCAGCTCATCGACGATCGCGCCATGCACGTTCAATCCGTCGAGCGTATCCTCATCCGCTCCGAGTGGTTCATACTTCTGATATTTCTCCAACCGACTCAGGCTATTTTTGAAGATCTGAATCTTAGCTGATAGTGCAGGCGTGGCCTTCACCATGCGCGTCGCTTCGCTATGGACGATCAGAGCCTGATCGTGCTTTGTCGCGGCGGAATAGACCTCGGCCCCATCTTCTCCATCGGCAAAGGCCAGCTTGAGCCCGACGCCCGCCCCCATGGTAGACTTGCCGTTCTTCCTTGGAATTTCGACATAGGCCGTGCGAAAGCGGCGCGTACCGTCCGCCCGCATCCAGCCGAACAGCGTCCAGACAATGAACTGCTGCCACGGCTCCAGCGTGAATTCCTGGCCGGCCCACTCGCCCTTGCTGTGCTTGAGGTAGGAAAAAAACTCAATCGCCTGCTCGGCCTTCGCCGGATCGAACCGCAAGCCGCGATCGAGCCCACCGCGCAAATCATCGACATGTCGCTGCACCGCCAGGCGAATCAACTCCCCCGCGATGACGGACCCATCAAGCACGCTGTCGATATACCCCTGCACCTCCTGCGCGATCGGCGACAGCCGTGGAGGTGGAGGAGGAACACTCTTCCGACGGCGGCGAGGCGTTGAGGTTTCAGTAGTGACGGTGGTCATGCCTGGTGCGGTTCCCCACTGACCGCATCTGCATTGATCGTTTTCACTGCATCGGTGGACTTCTTGATAGTGCTCACCCAACAGTCAATGAGTTCGCGACCGACCAAGGCCGCCGTTTCCGAAACTCGATGCTCGCTGGCCGTGAGTTGGGCCTGTAGCTGCATGATCCGCTCCACGTAGTCTTGCCGATGCCGAATACCAGCGGTCACGGATTCGTTCAACGCATCCCGCTCCGCCGTCATGGAGGCGAGTTGTCTCCGCAATTCAGTATCCGCCTCAACCTGTTTCGCCTCGACAATCCGCTGCCGATCCGCGAGCCATTCCTCGATGGTGTGTTCCGGCGTCCAGTGGGCATACTTGTAGATCCGCTCCTGTAGCCGCTCAATCTCCTGCGCCTGCCGATCTATCTTTTCCAGCAATGGCGAAGCCGATGGACCCAACGGAGGTTTCCAGCATTCCGCCCCTTCCTTCAGCGTATACCCTGCCGCTGTCAATGCCGTTCGTGCTCGTGCGAGTTGGTGCGCCTGCTGGCTGATCGTGAGGCGCTGGGCGGCGTCGTGGGATAACAACTCGGCTCGCATCGTCGGCAGATTGTCGTGAGTGCGGTTTAAGTGCAATACGCGATCCTGAAACCCTATCCGACTCAGGGCGTGGGGGGTGGCGTCTTGTTTTGCATTCTCTAGGATCTCTTTCGTTTCGCGTATCTCATAGCTTCCCATCTAGTCCTCCTTCGCTGTGAAATAGGGGTTACACTTTTGTTGGAACCACCCTAACTGCTTCTCACAATCTAAGCAGAGTCGTGATGGCCAACCATCGGCGTGTGGAACCATCAGGCCAGCGTGTTTCTTGGCTCCGCACCTGTCGCATACGTGCGCCCCACAACACCGCTCCATCACGTCACCTCCGCCATAGTTTCAGGCTCTCTAGCGCTTCGTTCCACGACAATCCTGCCCACGATTGCAAGCAACTCAGCATGTCTTTATAGCGGTTGGGTTTTGCCAGCAACCCAAAGACATACACCCCACGGTTCCGCTGTCCCATCACTGGCCCTCCCCCAACAGGGCGAGGAGCGCATCAAGCCTCTCGTTGCGCTCATCCTCCTGCATATTGGTGTACGTCCGTAGTACCTGCACCCCCTCCACCACCTCCCGCAGCGCGGACAGGGGGATCACGGGGATTGCTTTCCCTGGATTTTCGTCATACAGAAAACACGTTGCCACCCATTTCACCAGAATCTGATTCACACATCCTCCTTGTGGGGCAGGACTGTTCAGGCCGTACCGCATAGCCTGGTATCGAGCCATAGGCTATGCACCACAACGTCCGGTACCATCCCAAACATTCGTCTCCTCGCTGAGACGCCTGCCCCGTGTGGTTAGTTCTTTTTGCCACTTGCCTGCGTCGGCCAGGGCGGTTTCGTGGCGTCTGTTCGCTTCATCAAACCCAGCCATGATCGCATTGGCAAACCAGCCCAGCATGAGACTCTCATCAATATCTTGCTTGCGAAACGCAAAGAGCCGCATGAACTCTTGCGCCCAAACCTGAGCATCCATCGTATGCAAAACATCCACCCTCGCCCGCTCCCGCTGGTCGGTCATGGCTGCCTCCTAGCCCAGCATCCGTGTGATGCCCGGCAATTCTTCCTGACCTTCTTCCGGCAATCGCTTCACCCGCGTATGTGCCACCGGCGACGCACCGAGTTCGGCAAGAGCCTGGTGATATGCGCGAAGGGATCGGCTGAGGATCCCGGCGGCCGGATGCTCGCGGATCATGCGGCCCGACTTGCCGGTCGTTTCATAAAACTCGCTGCCGTTCGCATCAAGCGCCGCCTTTGCCCGCTGAACCTGACTAAAAGTTTCAGCCGCGATCAGCACCATTCCAGCCGAGGCCGGCGAAAGAATCGGAGCCAGGGTCAAGACGAGGCGATCCCATTCCTTCGACGCATACTTATCGAGGCCCCGCGGCTTACTGAGTTGCGAGGAGACAAACGGCGCATCGGAGTCGATCGACGGCGAGGAGCGTTTGCCGGGATTGCCGGTGAGTAATTTCATCGCGAGATCTTTTGGCTTCCGTCCCTTCATGCGACACCTCCCAACGAGCACACCGGCGCACCCGTTTGATCACTATTCATCATCATTCCAGCATCTTTTTGTTTTCCAATTTCGCGGCGGCCTGCCGTGAGG